GGTTCAGCGTTGGGTTACCCCTAGACTTATGTTGCACAATTTGTTAAATTAATTCGTATGAAGACTAAAACCAAACCTACTACTGACACCACCGTTCGTGCTGAGTCCATGAAAGCAGCATCATCCATGTACGGCGTCTCGGTTGCTGACATCCGCCGAGCAAAGTACGGTGGATGCACGGCGTTTCGTAATGGTCGAATCCACCGAGATGAGTTGATCCCGTGGTTGGCCGCAAACCCGGTTGATCCTACTGCAACGCTTGATGAGATGGGGTGGAAAGAGCGTCGCCTCAAAGCTCAAGTGGACAAGCTTGAGATGGAAGTTGCCAAAGAGAAGGGCAAACTTGTTGAGCGCCATGTAGTTACCGAGGAATGGGGTAAGCATCTGACCTTCATCTTTGACACCCTTGACAAGTCAATGGATCGCCATGCCTACAACGCTATCGTCAAAGAAGTGAGGACTTACCTAGGCAAATACGCCCTCGGGTAAAATAGTTTGAGAAAGTTCTTGCCATCGGCGTGATGCTCAGTCATCTTGATGCTTCGTCGTGGATCTAGACAGGTTTTCTTAGCGTGTTGTTCGAGGTGGAGTGTACTGCTCAACATCGCTTTGCTAAGACCATCGAAACCACCTTGGCAGCTCTTCGGAGCAGGCAACGACTGATTGGGGAGAACAAACCCCTTGAGGCGCATCGCTACAGGCGGCGTCCGATCTGAGTAGGGGTAAGACCATTTATGAAAACGTCAAAACCATAAATCTTCGCCCTACTGACTCCTCAAAAACGGTGCGTGGTTGAAAGGCTGATCACGACGGTGGGTATCGAGCATTTAAGAGTTTAGGACGGGGTGGCTGAATAAAAACATCCCTAGAGTTCTCTGGAGTCACGCGCTGCAAAGCGTTGCTCGCAGAGGAAATTTTATTCCAGCTTTGAAATTTCCGACTTGGAAAACGACCTAATTCGATAGCGACGGTAGTAGTCTAAGATACCCACATCCTGCCTCCTCACCACACGGTGGGAGGGTAGGGTGGGTCTCCTTGCTTCACTCCTATTCTCCTGCTCTGGTAGTAGGCTACCAGAGCGTGGGAATGCTAAGTTGCTTGGTATAAGCATTTAACCTCTGCAACTCTAGGGCGTTCGACGGGGCGTTAAGCATGAGCAACACCATATTCAGACTGGCAATTTTCGGAGGATTAAAGATTTGCAGAACAATTGGTATTGCTTAGAATGTGAGCATGACAGAAATTTTCAGCAATGGAGGAGGAACTCAATCGGCGGCAATTTCAGCATTGATTGTGCAAGGGAGATTACCGAAACCTGATTTGGTTGTAATCTGCGACACTGGCAGAGAGAAATCTTCGACATGGGATTACTTAGACGCCATCATTCGCCCAGCACTTAGAAGAGTGGGATTAGAGGTGATTCGTATCAAACACGTGGAATGGAGCAACCCTTCGCCGAGCGGAGAACATTACTCGCATAACGGCAACACTCTCCTCATTCCAGCATTCACAAATCAAAGTGGAGATGTGGGCAAATTGAGTGGATTTTGTTCGGACAAGTGGAAGGTAAAGCCTAAAAATCGATACCTGCGGGAGGTGTTAAAAATCCCAAGCAACCAGCAAAAAAACTGGATTGGATTTTCCACAGATGAGGCGAGGCGAGCGATTCGGATGATTGCAGGGGAAGACTTTCAAGCGGGGTTAATTCGACTCCCACTCATCCACGATGTGCCGATGAATCGCCGAGAGGCAATCGCGTTAGTCGAATCAATGGGTTGGCCAACTCCTCCTCGTTCGTCTTGCTATATGTGCCCGAACCACAACGATTCGGAGTGGCAAGATTTGAAAAAAAATTACCCACTGGAATTTGCAATGGCGTGTGACCTCGAAAGGGAGATTCAGCAAAAAGATGCGTTTTGCTTTTTCCACAAATCCTGCAAGCCACTCGGTGAAGTGAATTTCACTTTGCCAGAAGATTTATTTGATCGAGCGTGTTCAAGCGGAGGATGTTTTACATGACCGAACAGCAGATTTGGTTGGCAACATTGGCGAAAGGGATGATTCCCGAGAAGTTCGGTGGATCAATGGTTGAATACTTTGATGGCAAGCTTCGACTACCTCACTCGACACGCTACCCAATGTACATTGCCGAGGAGTCTCCGTGGTTGATTGAGCCGATGCGAGCGATTGGCGAGCCGGGAATCAAGCGTGTGGACGTTCGTGGCCCTGCTGGCGCGGCAAAGTCATTGATTGGCGAGATGCACATTGCGTGGACGATCGACAACGAGCCTGGACTCTACTACTACGTCCACCAGTCTGATCCCGATGGCACAGATGCAATGGAGGATCGAATCTTGCCAATGCTTCAAGCCAACGACTTTTTGGCAAGGAAGCTTCCCAATGACCGTCACAAGCAACGGATTGCCAAGATCGTGTTTCCGCACATGAGTCTGTACTGCGTTGGAGCGAATATGTCCTCGGCGCAAAGCAAGCGCGTCAAATATTTGACGATGGAAGAACCCCATATGTACAAGCCGGGAATGATGACCGCTTTTGAGAAGCGATGCGAAGGGGTGCGGAATGCAAAAATTTTAACCCTTTCCACCGGGAGTGTCCTCGGCGACGAGTCAGATGCCGCCTACCAATCTGGCACTTGTGAAGAGTGGCAAGTGCCATGTCCGCACTGCCGTCAGTTCCAGCGCATGATTGATAGTCGAGACCGACTGATCTTTGAGAGATCGCCAGAGACCATCACCGAGAATGGTGAGTACATCTGGAATCGGATTCTGCCAACCGTCAGGTACAACTGCGAGCATTGCGGACTAGATTGGCCGAGTGACGAATCAAGCCGCCGCTCCCAAGCTCAACTTGGCAGATATGAAGTGACCAATCCCAACGCTCCGGCAAACCATCGCTCATTTCATTGGGAGGCCGTATCTGTGCATTATTTCAACCTTGGTCAAATACTCATGGAGAAGCTGAAAGCGTCCACAGCAGCTAAAGCGGGGCAAATTGAGCCACTCAGGGATTATATGCAGAAGCGGCGAGCGTTGGCATGGGACGAGTCTCCCGCTGATAGTGAGGCAAATATTGAGTTTGACCGAATCAAGGGTGCGTATTTGAAGCGAGAACCATTTGATGGCGAGATTGGGCGCTTCTTGTGCATTGACAATCAAGCTGGGCGAGCGAGCAAAGGCGAAGGTGCTCACCGATGGTACGTCTGCCGAGCGTTTGGTCAGTCCGAGTCACGCATCATCGACGAGGGGCGAATCGTCACTTGGGAGGAGTTGGAGGAACTACGTATTGAACTTGGCGTTGAACCTGGGCGAACACTTGTGGACATTGCGTTCGACACTCAAGCAGTGCAGGAAGTGTGCGTTCGATACGGATGGCAGGGATTGTGGGGAGACTCAACCAATCGCCGCGAGTTTCCGCATCACGAAAATTTTAACGGTCAGCGGATCGTCCGCAAATACCCATTCTCCTCAGTCAACGTAGGTCATGTAGGCATTGGCAAGGGAGGCAAGGTGCGTCAATCCAGATATTTTTTCTGGGCGCAACAACCAATCAAGAATATGTATCACCGGATGCGTGGCGGCATGAGTACCTACAAATTTACCGCTCCGCAAAACGTCAGCAACGAGTACCAGAAGCAGACCAGCGTCGAGTTCAAGCGGCAAGAGGTGGACAAATCTGGACAGAAAAAGTGGTCTTGGACAGTTAGCAAAGGGAAAGCAAACCACTTACTTGACTGCGACCAGATGTGTCTGGTAAGCGCCCTACTTGACGCAAGATTGCGCTCAGTATTGTTTACCACAGGAGATGCGGTAATTGAAGAAGCAGAGGTTTAATGTTGCGATGTGTAAAATTTCTGTTATCCATATTTTATATGGCAGTTAGACAATTGCTGGTTGGTTGTACCGTAGCCGAGTTGAATGAAATTCGTGCTGCGGCATTATCGTGTATCGTTGCCAATGCCGTTCGTGGTATTAGCTACTCCATCGCTGGACGGCAGTTTACGTTCCCGAGTTTGGAGTCTGCGGCGGGAATGCTTCAAGAGGCTAATTTTGCACTTGGCTTACTTAACGGAACAAGGTCTATGAACGTCCGTGCAAACTTCAATCCATCCATTGGCAAGGGAACATCGTAAATGAAACCATCACTGCTTGACCGAGCAATCGGAATCATTTCGCCAATGGCGGCAGTCCGCAGGTTTGCAGCGAAGCGCCTGCTCCATGAGTTCAAATACGATGGAGCGCAATTTACCAATCGGCGATCTAACGGCCCAGCGCAGATTGCTCCAAACTCGTTTCAAGTTCAACGTGATCGATTGCAGTTGCTGCGTGAGGCAACCGACTTAGAAAACAACTTCGCCCCAGCAAAGGTACTGAATCGGAAGTACGCTATGTACGTTGCACCTGTGGCGTATCACGCGCAGACTGGCGATGCCGCTTTGGACGCAGACATTGAGCGTTGGCTGAATAACGAATGGTTTCCGCATTGTGACTCAGCCAACCGAGGAGTAGATTTCTTTCGCCTAATGGAATTTGGCGTCCTTGGCATGAACCGAGGTGGCGATTACGGATGGGCATTCGTGCGTCCCGGCAGTGACCCGTCAATGAGTTACGAGGAACTGATCCGCTTGCCATTTCGCATTCAAGCAGTTGAGCCAGATCGGCTTGGCGGCGTTTATCAAAATGTGGTCTCCGAGGACTATGTCAGCGGAGTTTGTATTGGGCCAAATGGTGAACCAGTAGCGTTTCGAGTATTCCGTCGCGGCATGGCGGCAGGGCAGTATACCGATCCAGTCGATGTCCCAGCATCTCAATTTGTCCACTACACAGATCCAATGCAGATCGACGCCTACCGAGGGGTAAGCAAATTGGACGCCGCTGTGGCAAATCTGCG